GGCGAGATGGTGTCGCTTGCCGAGGCCGCCAACTACAAGATGGGCGACGACTGGGACGCGGAGGCCGTGATCACCCCGAAGGCCAAGGTCGCCGACCGCGAAGGCGCACCGACAGGAAGCATCCCTTTCCGCACGATGGGCGTCGACGTTCAGGGCGAAGGCAAGTTCTGGGTAGTCGTTCGCCGTTGGGCGAAGTCGGGGCATAGTCGCCTGATGGCCTTCGCCAGCATCGACTCATGGGGCAACGTCGAGGCGTTCGCAAAACTCCATGGCGTCCATCAAGCCCTAGTCCTTGTCGACTCCGGCTTTTCTGCGAGTACCGTTTATCGCGAGACGGCAAAGCGTGGATGGAAGACAGCCAAGGGATCGGGTAATGACGACTTCGCTGTGACCTCTAGGGACGGCCAGACCACCCGGCGCTTCTATTCTGAGAAGCAGTCCATCGTCGTCCCTGGCATCCCGCAGCGGGCGACCCTCATCCTCCATAGCAATCTCGGAAACAAAGACCTCCTGCACGGCCTCCGCGCCCGCAAGGTCTGGACCTATGCCCAAGACGCAGGCGAGTCCTACGTTTCTCAGCTGAGTGCTGAAATCAGGGTAAAGGATAGCCGGAGCGGAAAGCCCCAGTGGATACTCCCGCAGGGCAAGAAGGATAACCACGCTATGGACTGCGAACTCCTTTGCCTTCTTGCCGCCGTCCGTTGGGGCATCGCCGGCAGGGAAGTTTCGGAAACCGACTTGCCTTCCGCATGAGCCCGGGCAACCTGTCTGCAAGGGTACGGCGTTTAGTGTTGTGGGTGGAAGAGACTCATGGCGTGGGCTGGGCGTCGTACCCCCTCTCTTCCTTCCATTCGGGGCATATCTAAATGGCTTCCGGCATCTTCATCGGCCTCACTGAGTGCGAACTCCTTGCAATCCGCAGCAAAGCGGTGGCCCTTATCACGGAGGGAAAGACCCTCATGTCGTACTCGGACAGCGGGTCGTCGGCGTCGAAGTCCATGGTCATGCCCGCCAAGGAGATGCTTGCGGAAGCCCAGTACGCCCTCGGCATCCTCGACCCTAAGCAATATCCTGGCTCGGTCCGCAAGAACGTCATCGCCGTCCGCTGGGACAACCGACAAATCTAAACATGGCATTACCCAAAAAGAAGCCCGCGATCAAGAAGCCCGCCCCTCCCGTCAAGGCGACGAAGGGAACGCCCAAGGCGTCGGCATGGTCGTCCAACTTCCAGAACGCCGGGATGTCGTTCGCCCGCCGTGCGTGGTACGGCTCGGCGCCTCAAGACGCCCGCAAGGACGTCAACTCCTACGACCGCCTTCAGCTTCTCCAGAAAGCCCGCTACGCCGAGAAGAACTACCCTTCGATGGTGCAGTACGTCAACGACATGGTGATGTACGTCGTCGGCGATGGCATGAAGCCTACGAGCCACGCCCAAGACCCGCTCAAGGCGCGTCTCTACGAGGACTATTACTACCGCGAAACCCGTAAGGCGGACATCACGGGTCGCTTCACGGGCGAGCAACTGCAAAGGATTATCGTCCACACTTGGGCGGTCGACGGCGAGATGTTCGCCCTCAAGGTCCGTGACGCCGCCGGCAAAGCCAAGACTCAGCTCATCGAAGGGCATCGGGTCATCAGCCCGACCGACGCCAAGCAGATCACCCCGGACACTTGGGACGGCTTCGTCTTCGGTCCCTACGGCGAACTGAAGGGCATCTGGGTGCAGAACACGGACACGACCTTCTCCTTCATCTCTGCCGAGTCGGTCCTGCACATCGCCAACCAGCAACGTATCTCGGCGGCGCACGGCATCCCCCCGATGCAGCAGGCCTTGAACTCGATGCAGGACCAGACGGAAATCATCGAGCTGGAGAAGCGGGCCGTCAAACAGGTGACGGACGTGCCTTCGGTGCTGACCAAGAACGGCGGCTTCGCCGACAACAGCCTCGTCGCCGACCTCAACGGCGTGACCGCCTCCGATATGTCGAACATCAGTTCGCAGATGGGCGGGAAACTGCTGGTCCTTGAACCAGGAGAAGACCTGAAGAGCGTCACCCCGAACTTCCCTCGCCAGTCGATGGATATGTTTAACACCATCCTCGCCCGCATGATCGCAAGCGGCGGCCTGCCCTACGAGGTGGTCGGAGACGGCAGCAAGGCCGGCTCGGCTTTGGTTCGTCTGGTCCTCGGCAAGGCTGACCGATATGTCGGTCAAATCCAATGCATGGTGCATGACGAATACTGCGTGCCCGACTGGCAATGGCGCATCGCCGACGGCATCGCCAAGGGAGAACTGCCCGACGATCCGAACTGGGCTGACGTCGAGTTCAGCGTCCCGCAGACCCCATCCATCGACAACGGACGCGACTCGGCAAACGACCGCGAAGACCTCCGGGCTGGACTGACCTCCTTCTCCGCCGTGTCCAAGAAGCGTGGCGGAGACTTCCGCAAGACCTTCAAGGAACTGGTCGAGGACATCGTCTTCGCCAAGGACGTGACGGCGGCGACGGGTGGCAAGGTCTCCTTTGAGGAGGCCATGCAGCGCTTCACCAATATGCAACCCAAGGCCGAGATGGAGGAGTCTCCAGAGGACGAGGCTGAGGACGCAACGGAAGCGGTCGACGACCCCGAAGACGGCTCCTCTGGCCTTGAGATGCCCGGCAACAACGACACCTTACCCGCCTAACTTCATACCATGCTACGCTTTCTCAACAACGGTCTCCAAGGCCGCGAAGCCCTCCTCATCGACCCCGCCAAGGCGACCGACGCCAAGGCATTGGCCGAGAAGTACGCCTTCACGGATGTACTCGCCAAGCTCTTCGGCGACCGCCCTCAAGCCTATGTGCGTGCGGACGGCATCGGCGTCATCCCCGTGATGGGGGTCATCGGCAAGGGCGTCTCGCCCCTGGAGCGGATGATGGGCGCCGCCGACATCGACCAGATTTCCGCCGACATCGACGCGATGGAAGCCGACTTTGCGGTCAAGCGGATTGCCTTCCACGTCATCTCCCCCGGCGGTACGGTGACGGGCGTGCCCGAACTCGCCTCCAAGATGCGCCGCATCAGCAAGCCGACCCGTGCTTTTGGCGAGGAAGCCAACAGCGCCGCCCTATGGATCGCTGCGGCTGCGGACAGTTTCGTGGCCCTGCCTTCGGGCTCCATCGGTTCCGTGGGCGTCTACATGGTCATCCCAGATTACAGCCAAGCCTACGCCGACGCGGGCGTGCGGATGGTGGTCATCAAGTCCAGCCGCTCCCCTCTGAAGGGCGCCGGCATCGAAGGCACGTCCTTGACGGCCGAGCAGATTGCCGACCTCCAGAAGCAAGTCGACGCCATCGACGAGGACTTCATCGAGTCCATCAAGATGACCCGCGTGAACGCCAAGGACGCCGCCTTCACGGGTGGTTCCTTCTCCGGCAAGGAAGCCGCGAAGCTTGGTCTTGTGACCGGGCTTGCCGACTCCCTTGAGGAAGCCCTCAAGACTTGGGCTTAACCCCTCGTTTTATTCCAAACAAAGCAATTACAAGATGACCATCGAAGAACAGCTCTCGACCGTTGAAACGCTCGCCCAGGCGTTGACCGCCGAACGCGACGACCTCCGCTCCACCGTGGAGAAACTCACCGTCGGCGCCGCTGACGAACTGACCGCCGTGAAGGCCGAAGTCGTCACCAAGGACGCCCGCATCTCCGAGCTGACCGTGGCCTTTGAGGCCGCCACCGCCGAGATCGCAACTCTCAAGGCTTTGGTCTCCGACCTCGAGGCCTCCAAGGTCTCCGCTTCCAAGGAAGCCGCCAACATCGTCGCCAAGACCGGCTCGCAGCCCGTCCTTGCGGAACAGCCCGCCGTGCAGACCGAGAAGTCGGTCGAGCAAATCCGCGAGGAGTACTCGACGATGAAGCCCAGCGCCGAACGCGTCGCCTTCCTCAAGAAGCATCAAGCGGCCATCCTCTACGGCCGCACCAAATAATTTCCCTTCACCCCTAAATACTAAATACACCTATGGCTAATTCTGGTTTCGACCTCGCTCCGGCCGCTCTCGCCGACATCATCGTCGCCGACGTCCGCCCGAAGCTCCCCATGCTCGACGTCTTCACGACCCTCGCGCAGTCCCCTACCGATCGCGGTATCTCCATCGACGTCCCGTTCGTCGCTGGTGACGACGCCATCGTCTTCGACAAGGCCTCCGGCGGCTACCGCCAGACTGGTGATGCCGACATGACCAAGGCCACCGTCAACCTCGTCCACTACCATGCGACCCGCTCGTTCGACGCGCAGGAACTCGCCGCTTGGGGCCCGGAAGGCGTCATCAACGCTTTCAAGGAAGAAGTCCAGGCCAAGATCGTGAAGAAGGTCAACGCCGCCGTTGCCGCCCTCGTCACGAACGCCAACTACTCCAGCAACGTGGTCATCGCCGCCGCCGACTTCGACTACAATGACGTGGTCGACCTCGACATCGCCCTCGACGACCTCCTCGCCCCTGAGCAGCGCGGTCTCGTCCTCAACTCCTCCTACATCGGCGCTCTCCGTAAGGACGCCAAGCTGACCTCCGCGTTCAACACGCAGGGCGACAACAGCGTGGTCCGCACCGGCATCGTCGGCAACATCGGCACCCTGCAGATCATGCAGTACGCTGGTCTCCCGAACAACAGCGAAAACCTCGTCGGTTTCGCGGCCGCCAAGGACGCCATCGCCATCGGCACCGGCTCGGTCTGGTCCGCCGGCACGAACTCGGCCGTCGCTACCATGGGTGGTCTCTCCATCCTGGTCGAGTCCGAGTACACGGGTGGCATCCTCTACTTGACCGCCGCAGTTCGCTTCGGTGCCGCCAAGGGCCGCTCGAACCTCAAGCGTATCAAGAGCGCGTAAGCGGTGCGGCGTTAGCCGCATAAACGAGACCCCCTTGGGCAACCTTGGGGGTCTTTTGTTTTTCTACCAAATCGGGCAAAGGTGATGAGCCTCTACGGAAACGAGTTTTTGGACGACGCGAAGGAGATGATTGCCGACTTCGGCGTGGCTGGTTCCGCCAACTCGGGGGCCATCACCTTCCAATGCCTCATCTCCGACCCCGCCGTCCAGACCGTCCTTGAGGCAGGGGGGTATATGGAGCGGACCCAGTACACGGTAAGGGTGCCCGCCGTAACGGCCTCCTGGAGCCTCCCAGATGGGTCTAATGGGGCATCGGCGGCCCTACTGTCCGCTGGCGTCCCCATCGCCTCCCTTGCCCAGGGGAAGAAAATCGTGGCAGGGGGCAAGACCGTCCGCATCACGACCCAGACCTACAAGCCCGGGTCGGCGTGGATCACGCTCGTCGTCATCGACGACAACCAGTAACCCGCCGTGGTGAAGGTTGAAATCGTCCCGAAGTCCTACGCCGAGTTTAAGACGACGCTGGAGGACATCGCTAGGATGCTGGGCGTGGCCGAGAAGGACGTAGCCAAGAAACAAGCTGCGCTCATCTGCGAGGACATGGCTCGCTTCACTCCCCCGCTGGTCAAGGGTGGCGGTCAGGGTCTGTCGAAGGCCGCCCAGACAGCCGGCGACGGCGCCGTGGCAGGGGACATCCGCAAGATGTTCGTGGCAGTAGGCGACCGCAACATCTCCAGCCAGAAGGCCATCGTGTTCCGCACGCTCGCCCACGCTACCCAGACCAACAACCGCGCCATGTTCGACAAGGTCGTGCGACGCTCCAGCCTGGAGTCCCTACGCATCTCGCCGATCATGACTAAAATCCTGAACGACCCGAACTATGACCGGGCGTTCCTGAAGGCCCGCAACTACCTGAACCGCGTCCCCCTTAAGGTCAACGAGTATGGCCTTGAGTATGCGACCGACCTTCGTGCCCATCACAACCGAATCAAGGCCAAGTTCGGCGGACGCATGAAGCGAGGCCAGAAGCTGGGCGAACCTCGCCTCCTGGTCGAAAGCAAGAAAGACTTGGACGACTACATCAAGGAGCGACAGGTCGCGGTCGGTAAGACGAAGGCGGCTTGGCTGCGGGCACTGATGGGACTGCCGATGCCATCCGGCAAGAACGGCCCAATCAACTACGGGGCCGACTTACGCAAGGCTAGCTACATCGCCCGACACGCTGGGGCCGGCGGTTACTCTCGCGCAATTGAAACTGCCAAGGACTACATGATTACAATCGGCAACCTGATGGGCAATGTGAACGCCATCGCAGACGAGGCCAACACGATGGCCTTGGCCCTTGGCAACCGTGACCGCCAGATGAAGGCTGACATGGAGCAGTATGTTGAGCGCACAATCCGGCGCATCAAGGCAGGCCGCAGGAGTTAAGCCTTGTCGCCACGGACCCGGACGAACACCGGGTGACGCAGTGAGCCCTTCGGGGTCTTCATCTGGAAGTCTACCTCGGCGACCTTGCCGATGAGCTGAGAGCGGTTAGCCAGGAGTTCGCGGCGGGTGGCCTCGTCCATGCCCGTGCCGACGCTGACATCACGGCGACCGCAGCGCACGACGATGTGACCAGCCATGCCGGCGCACTTGCCCGAACCTTCGACGATGTCCACGATCTGGCCGTCGGTGGTGTCGCAGTCCTTGACCTTAAGCCAAGCTCTGGAGCGGACGCCGTGGCGGTAGGTGGCGGTCGTGTCCTTGACCATGGCACCCTCGAAGCCCTCGGCGGTAAAGCGGACGAAGGCTTCCTCGGGGGTGCAGGAGACGCTCGGGATGAGCAGGATGGAGGAAGGGTAGGACTGAGCGAACAAAGCCTCCAGAGAGGCACGGCGGGTGCTGTAATCACCATCGCAGGAGGGGATGTCGAACAGCCAGATGCGGGCATCGTCGGCAGGGGCTTCGGAGCGGAGGTCGCCGACAGAGGTGAAGAACGACTGCCCGGACACGGCCTCGCCGTCGAGCGTCCAGAGGCCAGCACGATCAGCGAGCAGTTCGAGCACCTCGCCAGCCAAGTGCTCGAGGGAGGACATCGGGTTGCCATTACGGGTGGCAAAGGAGACGCGGCGGGTGTCGAGGTCGGCGGTGATGATGACGCGGAGGCCATCGACCTTGGGCTCGCAGACATACGAGGCCGGCAGTTCGCCATCGTAGAGGCGGGCCAGCATGGCGGTGCTACGGGCCTTCACGGCGCGGGGCTTAGGGATATGGGGCACGGCCTTCTCGAACATGGCGAAGAAGTCGGCAAGGGCTTGGTCCTGTTGGCAGATCATCGGTGAGCGGGATAAGTAGACCACCCCCACCCCCGTCCGTCAAGCCCCTTTCCCTACCAATCAGGGCAAAGGAAATGGGCACCAAGAGCATCCGGCACATCGTCGAGTCCACCCTCGCCACCTACCTCTCGACCCAGACTGGGCTGACCACCGTCACCTTCCTGACCGGGGACAGCGCCGCGACCCAGACCCTGCCCAAGGCCGTGGTCCTCTGCGACTCTGCCCGCAACCCTGCCGACCTCCCCGAAGGCGCGGGCAACTACTCCTGCTCGGTCCGCATCACCCTTTTCTCCAACGCCGACGACACGACCCTCGCCGACCACCGGGCCCGCTGCGCC